TGAGCGAGACAGCCAGAGAGGCTCTCAGACAACCTCAACCAGACAGTGAAGAAGCCCGTGGCTACTACGACCCCGCAAACAGTGTAATACGACTGACTGAATCGTCTAACCTGTCTACATTCCTGCATGAGTTTGCACACTTTATGTATGAGATGGAAGCGCAGGGTAACACTGACATGAACCAGAGTATCAACAACTGGTATAAGCGTAACGCTGAAGCGGTGGCGAAAGAGGCTACTATATATCTCGACGGTGATTTTGACGTATTGAAACAAGGTGAACGTGACACTGAAGCACCTCAAAAAATCACTGAAGAAGATGTTGTCAATTATCTTGATACTGAGTCATCAGGTAGCAAGGATAAAGATTCAGCTATCCGTCGTGCTGTACATGAACAGTTTGCCCGTGGCTTTGAAACCTATTTGATGGAAGGTAAAGCACCCAGTATTGAGTTGCGTAATGCATTCAGAACGTTTGCCCGTTGGCTTGCTCAAATCTACCAAGCTCTACGTGGTGATTTGAAAGTCAACCTTGACGCTGAGATGCGTGCAGTGTTTGACCGGTTACTGGCAACTGAAGAACAGATTGCTGCTGCTGAGTCACGTGCACGAGTTGAACCAATGTTCACTGATGCTGCCATGGCAGGTATGACTGAAGCGGAATTCACTGACTATGAAAAACGTCAAGAGAAAGTTAAAGATGTACAGTCTGAAACTCTACGTGAAAAATTAATCAAACAACTCACTCGTCAAACTAAAGCGTGGTGGAAAGAAGAGAAAGCTGATTTGATTGATGAAGAACTGGACCGGTTAAAAACTGAACAGGTATACAGCACTGGCACACGACTGCGCGATGGTGATATTAAACTGGATCACGCCACCGTGAAAGAAATGATTGGTGAAGAACGCACCGATAAACTGGGTCGCACATCTATACGCATCTCTGATAAATTACGTGGTCTGACTGCAAAAGGTCAGAAAGGTGTACACCCCGATGAAGCTGCTGCTTTCTTCGGTTATAACTCAGGCTCAGAGATGCTGACTGACCTGACTACTGCGCCACCAATAAAAGAGACTGCTGAAGGTAATGCTGAGTCACGAATGCTTGAACGTCACGGTGATATATTTACTGATGGTACCATTGAGCAACAGGCTGATGAAGCTGTGCAAAATGAAGAACGTGGTAAGTTAATTCTGCACGAGTTGAAGATACTTGCCCGTGGCACGAATCAGCGAACACTTGATCGTCAAACAATGAAATCGATTTCAAAAGATCGTATTGGTAATTTATCATTCCGTGAAATTCATCCAGGTAAATATCGCAAAGCTGAAATCAGAGCAGCACAAGAATCTGCTCGTATGTTGGCTGAAGGAAACAAAGAAGGTGCTGCACAAGCTAAAGCACGCCAGGTGTTGAATTATTATCTTGGCATAGCTGCAACTGAAGCGAAAAATGATACCGTGAAAATCGTTGACAGGATGTCACGTTACAATAAGAAAAAAGTACGTGAAGAAATTCAGAAAGCTGAAGGTGGTTACTGGGACCAGATAGTTAAAATACTCGAACGCTTTGAATTCAGAAAATCAGCCACACTGACATCTGTTGATCAAATCAACCAAGACATTAACACCTGGTCAAAAGAACGTATGGAAATCGACGGTGACGGCCTTGTGCTGCACAATGCAGTGTTGAATGAGTCCTTTGTCACCCATTGGAAAAATGTTGCTCACAGCGACTTACAGGGCATCAATGACTCAGTGAAGAACATTGAGCATGTTGCCCGGTACGCGAACAAATTAACTCGTATGGGTGAAGAAATCGAATTCAATAAACTGGTTAATCGTTGGGTTACCAGCATGGAAGAGAAGGTTAAAACCCGGTTCAAATCAAAACGTACTGATGTAGTTGAAGGTAAAAAATGGGGTCGTTGGTTAATGGCTCAGATGACCAAGATACCTGTGTTGGCTTCATGGCTCGACGGTGGTGAACGTGCTGGTATCAGTCATCAGGTCCTGGTTCAACCGTTCACTGATGCGTATGACGCTGAGATTAAACTGTGGAATAAAGCAGGGAAGCCTGTTATGGACGCCATTTTGGGTCGTAGCAAAGAAGACATGAAGCGTCACAATCGAAAAATATACATCCCTGAGATTGATGATAACTTATATGGTCATCAGATTATTGCAGTTGCATTGAACACAGGTAATGCTGGTAACTTGAGAAAATTACTACTCGGTGAGCAGTGGGCAGACCCAGATATCGATGCTGAAATCACGTTACAAAATCCAAAGTTACAAGCTGTCTTGAGTCACATGACTGAATCAGACTGGCAACTAGCTCAGATGATTTGGGACCAGATGGAAACACTTTACCCACAACTGTCTGAGGTGCACCGTCGTACAACTGGCCTAGTGCCACCTAAAGTTGAAGCAACACCTGTTGAAACACCCTTTGGTACATTCAAAGGCGGGTACTACCCTATCAAGTATGACCCTAACAGGAGCCACAAAGCAGCACAGAATGAAGACCGATTGAACGCTGAGACAGAATCGATGTTCAGCAATAACGCCAGTATTCAGACTTCGGTGAACACAGGCTCTACGAATGAGCGTACCGGGTTCTATGACGCAATCAGATTAAGTCTTGATGTGGTACCTGCTCATTTCCAAGAGGCTATTCACTACATTACTCATCATGATCCAGTGCGTGAGATTAACCGATTGACCCGTGACCAGCGTGTTGCTAAAACGATTAAAGAGAAACTAGGACCTGAAGAGTATGCACAGCTGAAACCGTGGCTTAATGACATCGCTAAAGATGGTCGTGAGGCCCCTACGAAGATGTTCTGGGATGACATACTGCAAAGGTTGCGTTTTGGTGTGACCCTTGGTGCTATGGGCTTCAAAGCGTCCACAGGCATCATTCAGCTACTGGGTCTGTCTAATAGCATTGCTGAAGTGGGTCTGGGTAACATGTACCAGGCTATGCGCAGTATCCTGGGTAGCACAACAACTATGAGACAGGCGTGGGATTTTGCTGTTGAGAATTCTAAAGTGCTTGAACATCGACCAGGAACAATGGACCGTGAGATTAAGAATGCAATGAAGCGTATTGCAAGTAAACGTGGCATAGTTGCTGCTGCACAAGAAGCCTCAATGAAACACATTGCTTTGATCCAGACGTTCTTGGTTGACTTACCCAGTTGGCACGCTGCATATATAAAGGGTATGGATACCTGGGGCGATGAAACTCGTGCTTTCCAGTACGCTGATTGGGTGATTGAGAACGTTCAAGGATCAGGTGCTACGAAAGATATGGCTCGTGTCATGCGTGGTCAAAGTGAGACAGGTCGTATGTTCACCATGTTCATGACATTTTTCAGTTCACTGTGGAATATGGAACGTGACCTGGTGAAAGGTGCCAGATCGGGTAGATATTCAACAACCAATGTAGCTGCTAAAGCAATGTTCATGTTCACCATCCCAGTGTTGCTTGAGATGTTGTTACGTGGAGAATTTGCCAAAGAAGATGATGATGAGGAAACTATAACCCAGAAAATGTTGATAGCCACTGCACTGTATCCGGTTCAATCGATTCCTTTTGTCCGTGATGTTGCTAACGCTGTCACTAGTGACTTTGGTTACAATATATCACCGTTACAAGCTATACTTGAACAAGGTACACGGTCCATTCCAGAAGTGGTTAAACGTGGCTTCACTGATGAAGAAATTACAAAGGGTCAGGTTAAAGGCGCAACCAAGTTCATCGGTGCCGCTTTAGGTATCCCAGGTACAGGTCAAGCGTGGGCAACAGGTGAGCATTTACATCAGGTCATTGTAGAAGGTGAAGAGTTAACACTGCATCAATTCTTATTTGGACCAGAGCGTAAATAATGATAGACTTTAATTAACAATTAATGGGAGTACATGACTTTGACTGTAAATACTACTAACATTACATCGGGGCCTTATCCTGGTAATGGTATAGCAGACACATTCAGTTATACTTTCAAAGTGGAAGATAAAACACAACTAAGTGTTTATGAGACTGATGACTCTGATGTTGAGACACTATTGACCGTTGACACTGATTATACTGTGTTAGGTATAGGTGATGATCCAGGGGGTACAATAGTACGTGTTGCTGGTGCTTTACCACTAAACTTTGAATGGTATATCCGTTCAGATTACAAAGAAACTCAGTTAACTGCTTTTTCATCTCAAGGTGCCTTTTTCCCTGACTTGCATGAAAATGCAATGGATAAGTTAACATTTTTAATTCAGCAGTTACTTGACGAAAAATCCAGAAGCCCTTCTGTATCAATATCTTACAGTGGTGACTTACCTTTAACACTAGATGACCCCGTTGCAGGATTGCTCTTACGATGGAAAGATGACCTGAGTGGTTTAGAAAACACATCAGGATCTAGTCTTCCCGCCACTAGCGGCATTGTTTTTATTGAAACGTATGGTGGTGTAGGTGATGATGGCACAGATAACCTTGTAGCATTTACTGTTGCTGCTGCTGATTTGATGGCAGGGGTAATCACAAGCCTACAATTAACAGCAGAAAAAATATACCACGTTACCATAGACGTTGGTAATACTTTATACATCAACTTCATTGAAGGTAACGGTGCGACTATTGTTGTTAATGGTGGCGGCGAACTCACCTATATCGGTGGTCCTACTAATTTAATTTTAAACAATGTTGATTTTGTTAAGGTAGGAGGTAAATTGACACCTGCTGATTTACTCTCTGCTGGTAAGCCTGTATACCGAGATACTGATAATTTAACAACTATGGAAACTGTTAAGTTAAACAAAACATCTTTCACTGCATTAACCACTTATTCTAATAAAGATAGTTGGGAAGATCCAACTGATGTAGACCAGTCAAGAGCAGCCAGGGTAATCAGATTCACTGGTGACGATATTGATGTTAGCCACATAAAGGTAAGAGGTTTTGCAAGAGGTATCACTATCACACCGAAAGTTGCTGCTTCTGGCTTAGGAACTGCCAAACATAAGGTCATAGATGTCGAAGGTCAGAACTGTGAGCTACTTGTTCAGCTAACGGTCTTTGACCAAGATAGAAACGGTAACGCTTCTGACTTCACTGAGACATTCGCTACCGGTGAGTGTAGAAACATTAGGATTAATAACTCTACTGCTCAAGCAGCTTGGTGGGTACAGCAAACACATGCTTCACCCAGGACAATAGCGGGGTTAGATTCATTGCTTGTTGAAGCTCATCATAATAACCAACTTGTTATAGATAATGTTGGCGGCAGAAGTGTACATGAAAGACCTCTATACAATCAGTCGGGTAATGCTATTATACAGAACAGCCATGATAGAATTAGTGGTGGTGGTGGACATCAGATTAAGATTGATTTAGCTGCTTATCCAGAAACGTATAGACAACACAACACTATACAAGACTGCTCCCATAGAGGAACAAATGATTCTGCTTCTGACTGGGCTTTCTACTCACAAGCTGACTGCTTACTTAAAGGTTTGTATAGTACCAGGACCAATGGTAACACTGGTCGTTTCTGCTTAAGCATTAACAGGAAAAATAAAGATTGTAGATTCATAGAAGGTACTACGGAGTTTGCTGGAGTTGGGATATTTGTTAATGTACCTCAGTTTGATACCACAGCCTTTGCTACTCCTGGGGAAGCTTCTCAAGAGAACTGGATATTCCAAGATTATAAACTCCATAATGTATATAGTACTGATGCTGTTTTAGGTAGTGTATTTGGTACTCTTACTGATCCAAATGGTTTCCCTATTATTACATTTAAAAATACACTATTTAAAAATATTGAACATAGCTTTACTCATGAAGATATTTTGAATGATGGTGGTTTAACTAGCCGATATTCTTTTGACTTACCTAAAATGGAAATAGTTAAGATCAGAGACTGTAATACAATTTTCAGATTCACTCCATGGAGAAATCGGGAATGTACTGATATTGAAGTCATAGGATGTAACTTTACTCAGCATTCTAATGTAGCGGCTGTAACTGCTTTTGATAAGTTGAAGCCATTGCAGACAGTAGGTTTACCCTATATAGCACCTCTCTTTACACCACCTTCCACATCGACTATCACCACTGATAGCGCAGATGGATCTAGTCAAGATGTTATAGATTCTACTGCTGACTTTGTATCTGACGGTGTAGCTGCTGGTTGGATTGCAGTTAATCAGACTACAGGAGCAAGAGGGGAGGTATTATCAGTAACTGATTTAAACACCTTACGACTCACATCGGGTGGACTATTCGCCGGTGGTGATGCTGACGGTAACAATAATGACTTTGTTATCGGTGATGTCTATTATGTTTATGCACCACTTAATGCGTCTGGGGCTTCTGGTTCAGGAGATTATAGAACCTCTGTTACCTTGACTGATGTTTCATCTGAAACAGAGTTTCAATCTACAGTTGAGACAGGTACGGTGACTACTCCTGATGTTGCAGGGGAGGTACTTATTGACTCTGCTGCCACTTTCTTATCCACCACCGTAAAAGGAGATACAGTATTAAATACTACTGATGGATCAGATGGTATTGTTCTCTCAGTGGACAGTGACGTTCAATTGACTCTCACCGGCGCATTAGAAAATGGTTCTGATAACCAATGGGATGCATCCGATGGGTACGATGTCATTCATAATAATGTTCAGATAGGTGATGTCGTTAGAAACATTACTGATGATTCATGGGGTAGGATCTCCTCTATCACAGATGCTGATAACTTGGTGATGGCACTTGGTTTGCAAGGTGGTACAGATAATGACTTTGAAGTTGGTGATGTTTATAGGATCTTCCCTCAAGTCTGGACTGCTGACAAATTTGATTTTGAGATTAATAGCCCATTGAATCTATCCCAGATACCCTCTATCGATCCTACAAAATGGAAAGCTCATTTTAGAAAGATGATAAATACGGGTTTAGTTACTCCTTTTGATCACTTAGTTACACTTGTGTTTGAGACTTTCATTGAAGATAATAAAGCATATAATGAGACTTTCACTTTCGTTGAACTTGATTGCACTATTAAAGTTAAGTTAGGTAACGAGCAACTTAAGTTTTATTGGCATTCTAACAGCCAAGAACTAGATTTAATCAGTTCTGTCAACCCTGTTGTATTAGCTACAGATATAGGTAACATTTCTACTAATATAGCTTTCTATCATGAACCTGTGGGTAATACTTTTGTTCTTCGTACTACCTCTACTTCACTCGCGGGTGGGGAAGTTACTATAACTTTTGATACTGAGGAAGGTATAGACAACGGTGTTGATGATACTGGTGTTCATACAGGAACCTCCTATACTCTTGAAAGAAACGACAATAAGAGGCCCCAGACCTTCGATAATGCTGCTGCTATTACTCTTACTGTTCCTGCTGGTTTAGGTGATTTTAATTGTGATATCATACAGAAAGGCCTGGGAGTTGTTACAGTAACACCATCGGGTACTACTGTTAATTCCAGGTCGGGTCGTTTAAGAACTAATCAGCAACATGCTGTTACTCATTTACAAAGCACTGCTGAAGATGTATTTTACTACAGTGGTGATACCCAAAACTAATTGGAATTCAGGAGCAATAAAATGACGGCAATAACTCAAGTAAAACAAGCAATGGAAGGGTTGGCGGGTAAAGTTCTTCCAAATGCCAGATTGATAAGCTATGTAGAAAGTTTCACTGGTCTTATTGGTGAGGTTTTAAATGATGAAGATCCCCCTTTGCCGTTAACCAATGAAGAAAAAGCTCAAGAGTTTTTAGACATACTGCTGCCTATAGTAATAGACAGAATGAGAACTAATGTCAGAAACACCAGATTAACTGCTGATGCTCCTGCTGCTGATCAAGCTGGTGATGATGCTGTAGCTGATTTGTAATCATGAGACTCAAAGATGAAACAGTCAGTATTAAGGGCTTTGTTCCTGAGATAATCTTTGCATTGATTATTGTCGATCAGGTGATGAAGGAACAGGGTCAAGAAGCTGTCATAACATCTGGATCAGAAGAAACCACACGCCACGGTGAGAAATCATTACACTATGATGGTAGAGCCGTTGACTTACGATCAAGAAGCTTTGAACGTCCTGAAGATATATTAGGTTTTTGTAAAATAGCCCTTGGTAATAACCCAGATATTGATATTATTTATGAAGGCAATCATTTCCATATGGAGTGGCAACCAAAACGAAGGGATAATTTGCTATGAAAAAAGGACTTATTTCAGCAATTAGTTTGTCTAAAGTAGGTTCGATTTATGCACCTGCTTCTTTCAAAACTACACCGATTGAAATACTTGCTGAACACTGCAACGGTTGTGGTTCTGCTAGTGCCAAGATTGATTTTGTACCTGATAAAATTTACGGTACTTATGTTGGTGAAGCCTGTCATATTCATGACTGGATGTATCACGAAGGCAGTGTAATTGAGGATAAAGAAGAAGCTGATCGAACATTTTTAAATAACATTAATCGGCTCATAAACAAGCGCAGAAAATGGTATAAACCAATATTTTTAATGAGAAGACGAGCAGCAACTTACGCTTATATGGTTGAAAAGCATGGTGGCCCTGCATTTTGGAACGGTAAACCAGGCAATTAATGAGTAAGGAAACTTTGTTATGGACGATGAAAAAATGATGCAGTTTCGTAAAGAGTTCAATGAACATGTGGAGGATTGTGAAAAGCGATTCAGTGAAGGTGACAAGCAATTTAAAAAATTAATCGATGTCACCAATGAAAACACTGAAGCTGTGACATTATTGATCGATGAAACCAGGGAAGTGATCCAGATTTATAAAGATATCCAGGGAGCAGCACGCATAGGTAAAGGTGTTCAATCTTTCGGTATATGGGTGATAAAATGGCCTTTGATCGGTGGTGGACTCTATGCACTTTTTAACTGGATAATTGAACATCTCCCCCGTTAGAAAAAGTTCACTGTTAATTCGTTCGTTGTCACACCGTCACGGTATCGTTGAAGTGCGCTCTTTAACCCATCCTGGTCGTCAGTCTTTCTTTCTATAGCATCAGCCACTGCCAGGTCAACCGTGTCATTGCACAGTATCCTGATGATCGACACTGGATGCTTTTGACCATTCCTATCTAATCGACCATTCATCTGTAAATAAAGTTCCAGTGACCAGTTAATGCCAAACCATACTATTATTGATCCAGAATCCTGAAGACCATCGATACCATGACCCATCGATAGAGGATGACCAATCATCAGTTTAATTTTACCAGTGTTCCAGTCGTTGATAAGTCGCTCGGTATCTTTCGACGGTGCAGCAGTCAGGTTCACTGGTTTGTATTTTTTAAATCGTGTCATGATCCGAGCAGCATCTGCTTTGAATGAATAACTACACAGGACCGGTGAACCACCCGCCTCTTCAAGAACCTCTTCAAGTGCGTCCAGTTTTGCATCATGCACAGCTTCAAACTCCGGTGAGTCACTGCTGAGATAGGGAGAACCATTGCAAAATTGTAGACATTTATTTGATATTGATGACTTGCTAAACACTTCAACTTCACGCCCACTATCAAGCTGAGTGAACATGTCTTTCTCAATTTCCCTGTAAGCTTTGCGTGCATTCGCTGGTAGGTCCACCATCATGTTAGTGACTTTAGATTCAGGTAAATCAAGGTAATCGGCTGTGTCCATCTTTTTAGTGATGTCACTGATTTTAAATTCAATCCATTGCTTGCCTAGTATCGTAGGTGAGTAGGTCCACCTGTTATAGTCTGATGTGAAGTAGCTGTCTTTGTAATGAGTAATGTATTCACCGAGGCGTTCACCACCATCGACTGCTAGAAATTGACCGTGTAGGTCCAAGTATCCATTTGCCGCAGGGGTACCGGTTAACCCTGTTCGATATTTGAAATGGTTCAGTAGCTTGCGCCACCCTGTGATTTTGATTGGGACCAGTTCACCACGTCCATCTTTCCGGTCACGGTTACCACCTGCCATACGAAGCGTGGTGCTTTTCTTTAGCTTTGACACTTCATCATAGACAACCATTTGAAAAGGCAAGAGTTTGCCCTGGGACAAGTAGTAATGATCCAATGTTTCTGCAAGCCAATTCATTGCTTCGTAGTTGATAAGGTAGATATCAGCGTCTGCGAACAGGGCGCGTGTACGCTTCTCCTTGGTACCGTGGACAATGCTGAAGCGTAAGTGTTGCGTATGGCTCCACTTTCGTGCCTCACGTGCCCATACAGCCTGTACGACACGTAATGGACCAAAGATTAAAGTCTTATGAACCTGACCTGCACGCATCCGGTCAACAATGGTGGTGAGAGTGATGGGAGTTTTACCCAAGCCAACTTGTAACCACAGCATTGTGTCATCATGAGTAAGCTGGTGCATGATGCATTCACGTTGGTATTCATACAGGGCTTGAGGGTAGAGAATTTCAGTCATGCAATTTCTTATTTTTATATTTAGTGAATCTACTTTTTAATTGCTTAAGCTCTCTTTGATAATCAAGTAATTCTTCTTTCCATGAATTTACTTCATTAAGTAACTCAAATTCTTCAGCTTCTTTTATTTCTCGTTCAGCATATTTAATATTGTCTTCAGCTTCAAGTAAGGCATATTTAAATGCAGAAAATAAAGTTGTATAAAATCCAGAAGGAAGACTGTTGCCAACTATAAATTTTTGTTTGTATAAATAATAAATATTTTTCGACCATCCAAAATCATTTATTTTTCTTGACTGTCTAACCCAAGTCACATCTTTTATTTTCAATGTAAGATGTACATATTTTTCCTGATGATTATCAGCATAATTGTTTTTAAACCCATGTCTTGTTTGCGTTCCATGCTTTTTCATTATTGAACGGACATGCCATTCATCGATATCGACAACAGACTTGTCATCATCACAAGTGTAAACAGATACTGAATATAAAATAGCACCTTTTTTAATTATTGATTTTGGATATTTTTGAGGTTTCATTATCTGCATTCCTTATCCGTAATATTTTATCAGTGGTCTTCCAAATAATTTCACATCGTTGATGAGGAGATCAACACCTTTGTGACCGTACACTGTGCAAACAGTCGCACCAAGTGCACGCAATCGATCATGCTCACGCTCTTGCCCTGGTTGAAAGTCACCATCCGATGTCTTCGCTTCAACGAACCACACAACATTGTTGAGTATTACAATTTGGTCGGGTACACCATCGCGACCAGGTGAAACCCACTTACGTGTGTCACCACCGAGTGATTTTATCTGGTCGCGTAGGTATGTTTCAATCTTGTTCTCACGAGTGCCCATTATTTACTCAGTAATATAAATCGTTGTTGTTTCTCAAGTATTGCAAAACTCTAACCTCAATAGCAATTCTACCCAATGCATTAGTTTTATCATATGCGCGTCTTAATGGCTTTAATACATTCAATATATCACTCTTGCTTGTTTCTGCTTTTTTCGATTGAGTCATCGCGGTAATTACAGTTTGGTTTGCTTCACTGGTAATTCTATCTTCAGCTCTTTGTTTTTCATCACCATACACTTCATGAAACTCAGGCCGACCATAAATTGTTTTTACTCCACCTTTTTCCAGATCAGCTTCTACTTTATAAACTTGACCAGGCCAACAAAGTGATAAACTTTTACCTGAAAAATAAACTATTTCATCACTTAAAGTACCATCATCATTAACAAGTCTAAAAGCCTTAGATGGTTTGTTGTTGCTGAAAATAACAACACCGGAGCAATATAGTTTAACTTCTTTTTTCATTTCGTCACCTTTATAATTTATTAATGTTCACACTGATTGTTTCACAAAGTACCACACTAGTCAAGTAATGGTTTAACTAACTTTTCAACTTCTTGAATGTACCATTCGAAATTGATACTGTTCCACCAAGCTTGATGGTCTGCTATGTCACCACCATCACAACCTTTCCTGTCAATGTAATCTGGATCAGTTATCAATGCAGGTATGCTATTACACAATTCAACCTTCCACCCTGTGTTAATTCCTGATCGACGTTCACCGTACACTGATTTATTCTTGGTGTGCACCCTTTCATCCCAGACACCCAGGCCAATCTCATTTATCACACCGTTATAGAATGCATCAGTCAGCTTGTTAGCACGTTTATATGCACCACTGGGACCATTGGGGGGCATCACTTTCTCAAGTGGCTTACCGTCAACACTGATGTAATAGCGAACGATGTTACTGACTTGCTCACCGCCCCATTCAAGTGTGCTGTTACGAGGTACCTTGGTGCGTAGGAAGAAGTCAAAAATATCATCATAGTGGGTAATGAACTCACGGATATCTTCACCTCGCACCAGTGCAGCTTCAGCAGCTTTAGCCACGATACGAGCAGACCAGTCTTTATGATGGGGTAGCTCACGAGTACCTGGGTTATCTTCAGCAGTCTCATGTGCATAAGCACCGATACGTTTCAATTTTCCGTCTTGCTTTTCAGCCATGTAAGAATTCACATCACGTATGAACATGCGATTATACAACACTTCTTCAAGCTCAAGGTTGGTTAATCCTTCCCACCATCTGCATACTGCACGAGTATGGTCAAGGTACTCACGTGGACAAAGGTAAGTGATACCATCGGTGTTCGCCTGGATCATTCGTAATCCTGGTACTTTTAACATCTGTTCAGTCAACATGCAGAGTAGTAATTGACCATTGATAGTTATTGACATGGTATAAAATGGATCAAAGAAAGGACTGTATTTGTAATTGCTACCACCATATGCACCATTGAGTGCCAGTTTGAAAGCTTCATTTTCAGCAGTCTTCTTTGTGTAAGTCTTCCTGGTATGATAAACACTCAAATAAGCATCACAATATTCTTGCCCAAGGTGTGCAGGAAACAGATTATTTTTAATAGCAAGGTTAGGATAGAAACTAGCAACGTCCACATCGACTATCTGATGAGTGTCTGTGCTATGTATTACTTGTGATTCGACTGATGCATGAATGCCGCCAGTGCCAAACTTATAATCAATACCTTCGACAGTGGCAATTAAACCTTTGAACACACCTTTTGTTTCAGTGATAACTCTTGCTGCAAAATAGTTTTGAATGTTCTGAAACTCAACTCTTTCAAATTTTACATATGGAAATATTACTTGGTTGAGATCAATACTATCACGCTGTGTCTGTCGTTTCTTTTTCTTTCCGTCAATATACTCGTAACACTTTATACCTGCTGCTTCAATCTCAATGACTAGTATTGTTTCACCGATCTTAACGTCACTCATATTCATCATATTCTTGCCAAATTTCTCAGACAATCCTTCACGCAGTGCTATTTGCTTCACTGTTTTATCTGCAAATAAATCAGTTGCATCGATGTCATGCCACATATAAGAAATTAACACATCAATCTGTTCGCTGGTGAGAGTAGTACCCACAGGGAAAGGTAAATCTTCAATACTATCCATTCTCATGTTGAATTCAATGACTTTAAGGCTTGTTGCTTTTGATCCTTCGTCGCTTGATATATCATCGAAGTGATGAATTTTATACAGGTCAATCTGAGGTACGAGCCAGTCATACTCCCACACCATGTGAGCAAATCGTGCGTTCCATGGTGCATCGATAATGGTCATTGATTTTTTATAGATATCAGCGACAGTGATACAGGCATTGCGGTTCTGATAGATGAAGTGCAGCACCGGGTAATCGTAACCGATGTTATTGTATCCAATCATTCGACATTTTTGTGCAGCTAACTCTTCAATGAATCGACACAGTAAGCTGATATCATTACGCCTGTCACTGATTTCAAAGAGCCATTTACGACGTGTCACCCGGTGCAGTATTCCAATAGTGAATGCATTAGGATAGCACTCTTCATCGTATGATACGTCACCAGGTGTTAGTCCGAAGAGGAAGTCAGGAGTGGTCATTTGCAAAAAGGTTCTATTATTAGAAGAACTATATACAATGTTTGTAGCCATATCATAATTGTTAAACAGGCTTGCACTCTCCACCAACCGTATCCATCACGGTTTGATTTATGCCATGCAGCACCAAAGAATATTTTCCAGAAACCCATCATCATCACCACTCAATCAATGGTTGATCGGCTTTGATGTAAAGAGGATGCCTTGGCGAACCGTTTTTT